TCCCGTTCGAGGATCAACCGTGCCCCTAACTAATATTTGTAATGTAGGTGAATCGTAAGCATGTTTGATAGATGCTCCATAGCCGCCAGAAGGATTGACAGCCACAGCAAACGATGGTTCAGCTGGCAAACGGCCCATAAAGACATTATTGGCTCCGCCAGTTTCGCTATAACTTACAATTCCCTTTTCTGCTAGATATTTCATTACATCTGTAATCACGCTCATTTATGAGCTTCCTCCAAGCTTCTCTTAATGTACTCTACAACTTTGTCAGCTTGTTCTTTAACCGTCATTTCCAACCACTTCCAACGTGCTTTCGGATCAGTGTAGTTGAGTCCTGGCTCCTCGTGTACCTTGATCGCGTAAGGGGTATCGTAATAGACGGATGCTTGCATAGCCTCTTCGTCAACGTCAGTGCTTCCTGAGCGCTCCAGCGTTCCCTCACGATACGGATTGGTTTTGTTAGCCTCAGTCAGGATATGTTCAGCGGAATCACGTAACGCTTTGATCTGAGCTTGTCGAATCCTCTTTGTCACGTCGTCGCCATACCAACGCATGGACACGCTCATTTCAGCGTCACCTCGGTATGATGTGGTTTTGCTCCAGCAATGGGATTGTCGAACCGTGCAGAAGTGATAACTTCATAGTCTTCGCCTTCAAACGTGATGATGCTTTTAGGAGGTGGCTCGTAGTTGGGATGCATGAAAGCACGTGCGCTGGAGACTATCTCTTGTCCGTTGCTATCTCTTACGAGTTCATGCTTCTTCTCAAAGTAACATCGAGCAATATATGAGCTACCATATGATGGCCCATATGGCCCATCTCCTTGATATTCTTTGATGGTAATGGTGTGAATTAACAACACATTCGGTATCATTTAATGTCGACTCCTCTATAAAGCAGGCCCTCCATAAACAAAGCTTGGTAAGCCCGAGGTGCCAACTGAAGCTGAGGAGTGGAAGCGGTGCTACTACCACGTGATACGCTAAAACTGCCTAAAGATAAGCTGCCGTAAGTCTCAAGTAGTCCAATATGGTCTCCAGTTTCGTGCCAATATTCAACCTGTGCACAGACAGCCAGCTTGGCAGCTTCGAGGTGGCTTAGGTTGGTTATGTCAACCTTGCCAAGGGTGTAATGGTCGACCAGTAAGCTGGCCATTTCAAGTAGCCGCTCTGAGTCTTCTTCGAGTTCAGCTTCTGTAACATCCAGATATTCTGCAAGTTCCTCAAGCGTCGCATAAGCCATGTCAGCCACCTACTAACTAATGAATTTCGATAATGCGAGCGTCAACAGAAGCAGTGCTGCCTATAGCATAAACCTTTTGACCAGGAACGAGGTTGAGAAACAAATGCTCTCCTGCTTTAATGGGAAATCCATTGCTTGCTGTAACGTTGCTGTCCGTCCCTATATATAGCACTGTAGTATCTGAGCTGGCGTTGGCTACCATTAGTCCAGTTCTGCCTGGTATGGCGGCAGTTCCGACTTTCAGCTCCACAGCCGTGGTTCCGACTGTCACCTTGCCATATTTGGTCTCTTTGTTAATTGTCCTGAGCATACTCACAACTCACCACCTCGCAAAAGAGGGTAGGGGCGCACGGCCCCTACGCCTCTCGTATCCCTGCAACTCCGAAGTATACATCGAGTATCTTGACGCCATTATAAGCAGTTCCTACTGTGTTTCCAGGATCGAGTATGTTCTTAGCTGCCGATCCGCTTGCAGCATCAACGGTCTGCGTCCATGTGCCTGGAGCTATGACTGCTCCGTTGTGATATACGGCCAACACGGTAGGAGCGTCTGCCTTAAACGGTAGTCCTATGCCTTGACTGAGCCCAACTTTAATATCTCCTAAGTCCGAAAGAGTGACTGCCGCAGCTGGTGCTTCTGTGAGGCTTGAATCAAGTTCTAGGTCGGCAACTATACCAGGATCGAATGTTATCGTGAAATCAGATCCAGTTACAACGGCCACGTTGCCTGCACCATAAACAGTTTCGAGTGCAGTCTGAATAACTGCAGCTGTTGCATTGTAAGTTATATCGGCAGTCCAGCCATCAACATCGTTGCCCAGCTTGTATGTGCCACCAGTAGGAGAGTCGAGCGCAAGGACATATTCTTCGCTATGCGTTACCTTTATTGATGTGACTGAAGCAAAAGCTTGGCTTGTGGTAGCGGCGAACGGAGTCGCTGGTATCGTCTTAGCTTCGGAAACGAGACTGCCCAAGGCATCTTTACCAAAAATCGTTACCACAGCACCTTGAGAGTCCGCATCCCCTGTTATAACTAACTGTCGTGCGATGTCGGGTTGTCCGTCAGGTACATATTCATTACTCCCAGCTTCAATCGTTACTGTCTCTAAGATACCATCAGTGTTTTTTGCATCAGGAGCAACCGAATACCACGCAACTCTGAGCTCGGGTAGCTTCACAACCGAATTGTTAGCACCACGAGCTACTTGAATTTCCTGCCCGTGGTCTATAAACCCGCCCTTTGGGTAATTGGCCATTTATATCTCTCCTTTCAGCTAAAAGTGGGGAGTTTACCTCCCCACTTACGCGGTCATTACAGCGAACGGATATTTGGTGGCTCGGTTGGTTCCGAGTGCATGTATCGGATTAGGCACAGCCCAGCCAAGTCTCATCACGACTCGCAATGCTACCATGTCATTCTGCATTAGATTAGCGACAACAGTTCCTGCGCTGCTAGTAATGACTCCCTCCCTGAAGATATCAAAGCGCATATCTGACCTAATGCTATAAACTGCCTGGTTCATGTCACCAACTATAAACCTTGCAGTCGAGCTTCTGAAGGTTCCATTACGCACATACTCGATCGGTAATCCCCAGAAAGTGCTTGGTTGACCTTGTGCTAAAGATGGAGTAAAGAGCAAATTACCAGAAGTATCCCTAAGGTTGCGAAGATCCTTCTTGGCCGTGGGGTCAATTATCCACCCATTCGGATCATACCCTACGGCTTCCAATACTCCCATTAGCTCCGATGCATCCTCGCCAAGGTCAGCTCCAGTGCCTTCAGCAACAGTAAATCCACGACTAATTGCAGTCGGCACAACCCCGCTCGGCCACGAGGCAGGTCTCCCCTGTCCCCATATTACAGCGTTATCGATAGCTACTCCAAAAGCCTCAACGATCCTCGGTCGGATCTCGTCCCAAATAGGATATTGCGAATCCTCAAGTACATCTTCACCAATTGGCAATATGATTGCCAAAGGTTCAGCATGAATGTATACGTTCGTCCACTCCATCTGATGCGTGCTCTTCAGTCCAGGTATACCAGTTTCAGCCACACTATCAGGTGCTTCTACGTCCGCTCCCAACTCTAAGTCATCATTAACAGTTCCCGCTATAAAACTCGCTGCACCCATTGAGTTGAGCACAGGCATTCTCAATGTCCTGGAGCTCATATTCGGCAATCGTCTAAACAAACTCAGAACTGCCGATGCTTCGGTAATACCGTTTATTACTTCATTAGCTACTTCCTGCGGGATGAGAGGAAGCGCATCTGCTTCGGTGGTTGCATACTGCCCACTCATATTTATCTGTGCCATTCCTATCTCTCCTTTCTAGTAATTTAACGTCTTGCCATCTTCCTAATGGCGACGTTCATATCGACCTTTCCGCCTTTATCCTTCGGTTGAGTGAAAGTGCCACCGCTTCTCTTTGGTGTCTCCTCAACCTTCAACTTCGGATATGCTTCAAGTGTCTCCTTGAGAACGTTCTCAATGTCCTCTTGCGACATTCCAGGGGTAAGCTTACCTGTCCCCTTAAGAAACGCCCACGTGAGCTCGATATCAGCTCCTACGCTGATCGCTGCTTTGTTGAAGAGATTTTGCAACCGCTCAGTTTGTATCTCCTCTTGCAATTGCTGTATCTTCTCCAAAGCCGCATTGACGTCTGCTTTGCCCTTGTCGTCCTCGAACCCAAGCGCTTTACCAAGGTTCTTTTTGAGAGCCTCTATCTCTTCAGCAAGAGCCTTGCGCTCGGTTCGGTACTTTGCCGCCTCCTTACGCACGGCTTCAAGTTCCTTGCGTAGAGCTTCAGGATCCAGCCCCGCTTGCTCTTTCCCGTCTGCTGCTTCCTGCTTCTCTTCGCTACCCGAGGGTTGATCTCCAGGATCACCCTCAGCAAATAGTTGCAAATTGAAATTATGCCTCAATGCGTCAAGCATTCTTTCGGCCTCCCTTTTGTATTCAAGATGCACCTGGCATCTTGTAGTTTATTATATACGTTCTCTATCTCTTTGTCTATGTCTTCCTGTAGTGTCTACAAACTCTCGTAAT